GCAAAGATGTCAGCCGTTCAAATAATCCTGATGCTGGTAAATTATTTATTGGAGCTATGGGTTCTCTTTACGGCAAAGGATTTGACCGTGGCCGCTTGATATTCAAGGCATGGGAGCAGGATCAAGGTAAGGCAACTTTGGCCGTAACTACTGCCATTGATAAAGCCGTTAAGATATTCAACGCCTCAGGCGGTGCGGGTACTCAATCCGGCTATAAGTTGGCTTCCTGATGCCAAATTTATTAGTCAGTGCAACGACCCGCTACGACCCCAAGGGATTAAACAAAGCCAAAAAACATATTTCGGGCTTTGATAAAACTATAAAAGATTTAGGAAAAACTTTTGCGGGCGTTTTTTCTGCTCAAAAGATTTTTCAATTTGGTAAAGCTTCCGTTCAGGCATTTATCGCTGATGACAAAGCCGCCAAAGTATTATCCCGCACGCTTACCAATTTGGGCTTGGCATTTGCTGATCCATCAGTCAAAACTTTTATAAGCGATTTAGAGAAGCAATATGGTGTGCTTGATGATTTTTTGAGGCCGGCCTATCAAAAATTACTGACCACCACTGGAGATTTGACTAAATCTCAAGATTTGTTAAAAACTGCTCTTAATCTCAGTGCACAAAGTGGGGAAAGCGTTGTTTCAGTTGCCAGCGACCTTGGCCGTGCATATGCGGGGAATACTAAAGGGTTGCAAAAATACGGCTTAGGCTTAACCAAGGCTCAATTGGCTGCAATGTCATTTGAGGACATATTAAAGAAAATCACAGAAATCAGCTCAGGTCAGGCAGCCATAGCCGCCAATACTTACGCGGGAAAATTAGACAAGCTCAATGTTGCTGCTGCTAATGCCTCAGAAACTATTGGCGGTGCCCTAGTTGATGCATTTGTCACCATAGCCGGGGATGGCAACATTGACAAGGCAATTGACAAGATTGATTTGCTTGCTCAATCTTTGGCAACATTAATTTCACCTTCACGCATGAAAAACATTTTTGCTGGTGTTGATTTGAAATATGGTTTGATACCAGTGAACAAACCTGGCCCTAAATATGGCCCGGCCCAACAAAGTCCAGGTGAGCGCAATGCTGCCGTTGCATACAATAAAAAATTAGCAGCTCAAAAAAGAGAAGAATTGGCAACCCTTGCAGCCAAGAACAAAGCCACGCGAGAAGAAGCCCAAATGAAAAAGGATCAGGCGGCCCTTGATGCCCTTAAAGCTAAGTTTGACTTGGAGCGCATAGGCCTCAATGTTGCATTGAATCAAGCTACTGATGAGGAAACAAAGGCACGCATTCGTGCTCAGATTGCTATTCTTGATGAAACTGGCAAAACTGCACAAGCTGCCAATGATGCTTTGGTCAAGGCTCAGGCCGACAAGCTAAAACAAGAAGTAGAAGCAACCACGGCGTTAAATAATCTTGCTACATCTGCGGCAGGTGCGGCAGGTTCCCTTACCAATCTTTCGAGTTATTTTGCTAACTTTAAGGGTTCGGCAGCTTCGGCCGTAACTAACTTGGGCCCAACTGCACAAGCCGCATTGGGTGGATTTGTGCCATTTGTCGGAGCAACCAATGCATCCTTGGGCATTACTGCAGACGGTACAAACATCACGCCAACAATTCCATCAACTTCAGGTTTAGGACTTAATGGCACTGGTACGCAATTGCCAGCCGGAGTTACAATTAATGTCAACACGGGCCCATCGATGGCTGATGAAAACACTATTGTGGATGCCGTACAAGATGCCCTTAATGAGATTGCCCGCCGTGGATATTTGACCACTTACGCAGGGGCTTTGCCAGCATGACAATTCCAACAATCAACGCATTCATAAATTTCAGCACTGGCCCAAGTTTTGCCCAAGCAATGATTTTGGACCAAGGCATTCTTGACACAAACATTCTTGCCGATGCAGCCGCCGTTATCGTGGACATTTCCAATGTTGTTGATTCAATCAACACCAAACGCGGGCGAAATGCCCAAGCTGACCAATTTCAAACTGGAACGCTTTCATTGCGCATTGTTGACCAAAATGGTGATTTCAACCCAATGAATGTAAGTGGGCCTTACTACGGGCTCCTTACTCCTATGCGTAAGGTGCAAATCACTGCCACTTATGGGGCAGTGACTTATCCCGTCTTTAGTGGATTCATCACTTCTTACTCGACATCCACTCCACAATCTTCAGTGGGCGATGTCGTTTACACAACAATCCAGGCCGTTGATGCTTTCCGATTGGCTCAAAATGCTCAGATTTCAACAGTGGCGGGAACGAGCGCGGGCCAATTAAGCGGTGCTCGCATCAATAATTTGTTGGATGCCATTTCATGGCCAGCAACCATGCGTGACATAGATGCCGGACTCACAACAGTCCAGGCGGATCCCGGCACCGCTCGCACCGCCCTCCAAGCTTGTCAGACAATTGAAACAACTGAATTTGGTGCTTTCTATGTGGATGCCTCCGGCAGTTTTATTTTCCAAGACCGTTCCGTAACTTCATCAAGTGTCGCAGCAACACCGGTTGTGTTTAACGATAATGGAACGGCCATTGACTATTTCAATGCTACTTGGGTGACAAATGACACCCTTGTTTACAATGAGGCCAACATTACTGCCACGGGCTTGGCCACTCAAACTGCCTCCGATGCAGCGAGCATTGCCAAGTATTTCTTGCACTCTTACAACCAGCAAAATTTATTAATGCAGGATACTGCTACCGCCCTCAACTATGCTCAGGCTTATGTAGCTTCCAGGGCTGAAACAAGCGTGAGATGCGATGAAATTCAATTAGACCTATACACGGCCAATTACAATGCCGGCATAATTGCAGCCCTTGACCTTGATTATTTTGACCCGGTGACTATTACGACTAATCAGCCTGGTTCAACTACGCTGACAAAAACGCTGCAAGTATTTGGCAAGTCTATGGAAATCACTCCAAATTCTTGGCGAGTTAAAATGACGACACTTGAACCCATAATTGATGGGTTCATACTAGATAGCGCACTTTATGGAATACTTGACACAAGCGTGTTGAGTTATTAAGGAGATGAGATAAATGGCCAAACAGACCTTCACTACTGGGCAAGTCCTTACTGCTGCCCAAATGACATCGCTGCAACAAACCGCCATGGGCGGTGGATCAACCACTGCAAAAACTGCCTCTTATGTCCTAGTGGCAGCCGATGCTGGCACAGTCGTGCAGATGAATAGCGCAAGCGCAACAACCATCACAGTTAATACTGCACTATTTGCAGCTGGCGATACAGTACAGATACAAAATGTGGGGGCGGGTGTCTGCACAGTAACGGCAGGTACGGCAACAGTTAGCACAAGCGCAGTTTTAGCCTTGAAGCAATACGATGCCGGTAGCTTGTATTTCAACTCAACAAGCGCAGCATTGTTCTTTGCAGCCGATGCAGCCGACAATACTTCGCCTTTAACTACTAAGGGTGATTTATACACTTTCTCAACTACCAATGATCGCCTACCAGTTGGCACCAATAACCAAACTCTTGTGGCGGATAGTACCGCTTCAACAGGCTTGAAATGGGCTACGCCTTCAGGCGGTGGCAAAGTTTTGCAGGTAGTTAGCGCAACTACTACTACTCAAACTTCAATTGCCACAACAACAATGACCGACACAACTATAACTGCAACAATTACTCCAACTTTGGCCACTAGTAAGATATTAGTAATTATTTCTGTTTGCGCTCGAGGCGTGCGTACTACGGGTTATGCTCAAGTAGCGGCAAAATTGTTAAGAGGTGCAACCAATATAGCCGATTATGGCGGTACCGCTTCAACGGCTAGATTCATACGCTCATCAGCAATAGATTGGCTTGGCATACTTTCTGTTACTGCTTATGATTCTCCTAACACGACATCTGCAACAACTTACAAATTACAAGCCGCAGTCGAAACAACAGCCGATTCAATGACGGCAGACTTTCAATTATCATCAACGCCTTCAACAATTACTCTTTTAGAAATAGGTGCATAATGGCTACTAGCACAGATGTATTGCGTATGTTGTTTCCCAATGGTGGTTGGACATCAACTGGAGAAACTTTTGAAGGCATAACTTTTTTAGAATGTGAGCCAATCACTAAAGCACAATTTGAGGCAGGCTTTGCTCAATATGATGCTTGGAAAGCAGAGCAAGATGCTAAGGCAGAAGCCGATAAAGCATCTGCACAAGCAAAACTGGCTGCACTTGGTTTAACTACTGACGACTTAAAGGCACTAGGGCTATAAGTGAAACACTTGACTAAAATGGTGACGGATGGAAATTAGTGCGAATGGTTGGCCAGCATCTAAGGATCAGGCTGAGATAGGAATAAAGTCTTATCCTGTACCAGGCACGGCAATCAAGCTGCGTTGTGCGGAGGCGGTTGCACCCTTGCTCATTGGCTTAGCTGCTGAATTCCATGAGTTGATTGAACCCCTTGATGTTGGCTCACTTGATGATTGGGGATATTGTTACAGGCCAATCCGGGGGGAAACCACAAAACTTAGCAATCACTCATCAGGCACGGCTTTAGATCTAAACGCCTCCAAGCATCCCTTGGGGCAGACCAATACATTTGACCCATTGAAGGTTCCGATGATTCGGGCCCTTGCTCACAAATACGGATGCATTTGGGGCGGTGACTACAAGCACCGGAAAGACGAAATGCATTTTGAAATTGCTATTAGTGCAGCCAAAGCGGAGGCATTAATTAAGAAAATACAAGGAGACAACAAATGAACTCACAACTCAAAGCGGCGGCCTTGTCGTATGTCAGAGCTTCACTAGCTTCAGTAGCGGCTTTATATCTATCCGGTATCACTGATCCAAAGGTTCTAGTCAATGCATTGGTAGCGGGTTTTATCGCCCCTATCTTGCGTGCGGTTGACCCAAAGGATTCAGCAATAACACTAGGCAAGAAGTAAGATGGAGGCCCAGGCATGGGTGGCCGTTATTGTAGGCGTGATGGCCATCCTGTCCGGGCTATATGCGGCAGTCCGGTTTATTGTTCGCTCAATCATGGCTGAAATAGGGCCCAAGGCCAACGGGTCAAGCCTAAAAGAGCAGGTCAACAGGCTTGAAGCACGCTTAGACCATATTTACACCATCCTTTTGGAGCGTTAGACACGCCGAACGGTGTTGATGTTGTGCATCTCGTCCATATCGTCTATATTTGGTTTATCGCAACACGGCGATATAGACGAAGGGCCTCACATGTCAAGAATGGCAGATTTACACATAATGCTTAGCAGTAAGTTAGAAAAGGAAAGCAAGGGATTTGCAGCCATGGTGGATTGTGGTTGTGATTCATGCGAAGAAAAGACCCACAAGGCAATTGATTCTGCATTCAAATCTATGAGTGATGCAGATCTAACAAAGTTGCTTTACTCATGAAAATAACCTTAGAGCTCACCAAGAATGATTTTGAGCACCTGACCACCACATCAATGGCATGGGGCAAGGATTGGGAAAAGAAGGTCATGCGTTTTGA